CCCGATGTCGTGGATCATGGCGACACACTTCCGCTTGCATTATCCAACGCGCTACATCCAAATATTTATTCCAATCATTTCGCCATCTTTCATACCCTATTAAACCAGATAGGGTACGATAAGGTGAATGACATCCAACATAAATACCATTCTTACAGTATTCAGTTGAATGCCAACGTTGGAGATAATGGATGGAGTGATCAGATATAAATTGCTTTTCAGCATTTGCCACCAATCCAAGTTCAGCCACTATCTTCTCAAAACTTTCTGGAGACCAATCTCCATCATACAGGACCACAAAGTCATCTCCCAACACCATGCAATCCTGCACATTAATTTTGAGACGAAATGCACAGTAGTAGATAGCAAGAAGGTTTGCTATTGAGTCTTTAAAGTTCGTTAACCCATGACCACTGGGCATACCACCATTTCGACCACCTAGCACAGTGTCCGGCACCACTATAGGCACGGTCGAACACACTTCACCAAGCAATCGAATACGTGCATGATCTTCCTCCGCAAACATCTCACAAATAACATCATCAACTAGATCTAATAGTTGACGAGGTAATGTGTGATCGAAACCGGAGTAATCCCCTGATAGTATCCTTCTGCCATGTGCTGCGTTGATTATGCGTGTAGCACCAACATCAACATCATCGTCAGTACGCCAGGCAGGGAAGAAAGGATGTAGTCTCAGAGCATCTAGAAGTGGATACAAAATTGTTGCGCACAATATAGTATCTAGATGATCAAATCCCCAAACATCTCTCTGCTTTGGAGGTACCTTCAACCCTTGAGGCTGACCCCGCCAAAACCAGACACAAGGAAACCAATCAGATGGATGAGATGCTGAACTCGCCCTACTCAAGTATGATGATGCTTTATCTCTATTCCTTGTAAACCAAGGGAGACCAAGATTTGTATCTCTTGGCATCATCCAGTAGGCCGTCGATAGCGTCGCAGAGCGCAATGTCCGGTTACCAAGAACCTGTACCACCCTACGGAATGCTTGGGCCAAAGCATTCTCATCAGGATTCCAGGATTGTTGCCAATACTGGCGAAGATTTGGGAGACATTCATCACTAGGTAACATGATAGAATATGAACCAAACTTCTCCTTTTCGTGGTGGTCTATCTCGT